CTTATACCTCCATAATTGACCAACAAATCAATTATATAAGTTACTGACCACAAAGTCAATAACTTGTTTGTAAATTATTTTTGTTCTGCTCTAAATGCAAAAACACCTATTACACTTTATAGAATCAAAAAGGAGCCATTGTTTGTATGGATGAAAAATCATCTACACAAACAATGCTCCTCACGTTTTATTATAGTTGATTTGACAGAACACAAAAATCCTGCCTTTTTACCAAGCAAACCGTTCCTCTATTTCTCACTGTTATCTTCTAACATCCACGCTTGTACCGGATTTGAATTCAACCGTAAACCTATCTTCGTATACGGTTATCTTTTCAATCATTCTTCTGACTAATGTTTCATCGTATTCTTCAATCTCATCCGTCTGCTCGGCAAGGAACTGCTGCATTTCGCTGATTCGCTGTTTCATACCTTCCCGTTCAGCGTTATCCACCAAGGCATTCTGCCTGACTTCTCGAAGTCGGTAAATCTCATCTGCGATGGCATCGTAATTGCCCTTGGAGTTTGCTACCTTGAGCAGTTCCTTTTGCAATTCCTCCAATCGGCTGTCAATCTCACTAAGGGGAACTCCGTCTGCTCCGATCAGCACTGCCTCCACATTCTTCTGCAAGGTTTCATTCATCGTATCCTTTTTTGCAAGTGCCATGTTGATGGCTCTGACTGTAAGGTTTTGAAGTTCCGACTCATGGATGGCATCGGCATTGCAGGCTCCCGGACCGTGTTCCATCCTGGTGCAGCAACGCCACACGATGGACTGCTTGCCTCGGTTGTTCCAAACAACCCTACGGTAAATGTCACCGCATTTAGGACAGTACACGATGCTGGATAATGCATATTTGCTACTGTAAACACGCTTTTTTCGATTCTTCCCACTGTGCAGATTGGCTCGTCTGACCATCTCTTCCTGCACCTGCATATAAAGGTCGCGGGGGATAATGGCTTCGTGGCTGTTTTCTACATAATACTGCGGAACCAAGCCGTTATTCGGCACACGCTTTTTCTCAAGAAAATCCACCGTATAGGTTTTCTGAAGAAGTGCGTCACCGATGTATTTTTCGTTTTGAAGTATCTTCTTAACTGATTCTGGTCGCCATTTCTTCTTTCCGGCACCCGTTAATATCCCGTCTGCCTCAAGGCCTCTGCAAATCTGCTGCAGACTTGCACCCTCAAGGTACTCTCTGTAAATACGTCTGACCACAACTGCCTCATCAGGGTCAATAATCAACTGACCTTTTTCATCCTTGGTGTACCCCAGGAAACGATTGTGGTTCACGGTAATCTGCCCCTGTTGGTAACGGTACTGGAATCCCAATTTTACGTTCTGGGATAAGGACTGGCTTTCCTGCTGTGCAAGGCTCGCCATGATGGTAAGCAGCACCTCACCCTTGGCATCCATCGTATTGATGTTTTCCTTTTCAAAATAAACGGGGATGTTCTTTTCCTTAAGCTGCCTGATATATTTAAGGCAATCCAGTGTATTTCGTGCGAATCGGCTGATGGACTTGGTAACAATCATGTCGATTTTGCCCGCCATAGCCTCGTCAATCATACGATTGAACTCCTCACGTTTTTTGGTGTTAGTACCGGATATTCCATCGTCAGCGAAAATTCCGGCAAACTCCCATTCAGGGTTCTTTCTGATATAATCCGTGTAATGCTCCACCTGTGCCTCGTAACTGGTAGCTTGTTCATCACTATCAGTGGAAACTCGACAATAGGCAGCTACACGAAGTTTTGGTATTTCTGATTCTTTTGCAGTGTTGCCGACACGCCTACGCGCCGGAATCACTGTTATATTTTTAATTGGTTCCATTCAAATTCATCTCACTTTCTATCAGACTGTAGGCGTATTCCGCTTGCTCGAATGGGTCATAAATAACCTTTGTTTGTTGTCCCATTGTAAAATGCAGGGGAACGGCAGGTGTTTCCTTGGCTTTTAATTCTCTGACCCTGCCAAGCTGATTTGCTCTGGACAGCCTTTCTTCTTCAGCATTATCGAACAGTTCCTTATCAATAATGGCAGGATAATAGTCATCCCCAAGGTAGTGGGTATTTCGGAGCATTCTTCCAGCACTGCCGTGAAAAATCTTCAAACCTACTTCTTCCGCCGCAGCTTTCAGCGACTTGCCGGAAATATATTCTTTGAAAAAAGTTCTGACCTGTTCTGCCTGAACTTCATCCACAACCGCTTTTCCGTCTACGATGCGATATCCGTATGGAATGTGTGCCGTCATTCAAATCACCAACCTTTCCGTTAAATTCAATCCACAGTTAAGGTGGAATACAATCAGTTCCCTTGTTTCCACCGTAATGCTCTCTACAAAGCCAAGGAACATTTCATCTGAAAATGCTGTCAGCATCTCACCCTTAGAGGTGAAAGCCATCAGCTTTTGCAGTTCCTTCATCCTGACCTTGTCTCCGCCAACGAAACTCACCAGTTTATCCTTTTCTGCACGAAGCCGCTGTTCCTCCGCCAGAAGTGCATTGTTTTCCTTGTTGAAAACGGCAGGCTCCAAGACCCCCGTCGCCATCAGATTGGTAAGAATCTGTTTTCTGTCGGTATTGCCCTCAATACGGAGTTCCAACTCTTGAATACGGAGCAATCTGTCCTTATCATCCGTACCACGCAGAGTTCTGAGAAGTGGTTTCAGCACTGCTTGATGTCCGTAGACCAGTTTGTTCATCAGTGTCAGAAAAGCCAGTTTTATGCCCTCATCGGAAATGTAAAGCATAGAACACTGCTCTTTGTGTTCCAAATGCGTTGCACAAGTCCACGCCACATAATTTCCGCTTGGCTTGTAATGCTGCCTACGCTTGAAGGTATCACCGCACTCTCCGCATTTAATTCTGCCGGAAAAACAATATCTGTTCTGATATCGGTAGGTATCTGTGCCGTTACCCTTTTCCATTGCTCTCTGGTCAAGCACCATTCGAACCCTGTCAAAATCCTCATGGCTGATTATCGGCTCATGATGATTTTCGCAAAGGAAACGGTCACGCTCACCGTAATTTCGATGGCGGTTAAAACTGCTGTCACTGTAGGTCTTTTGAAAAATAACATCGCCTGTATATTTTTCGTTGGTAAGAATGGCCTTCACAGCACCCGCGCCCCATTTGCCATTCTTTTTGGTTTTCAGACCGCGAGCATTCAGTTCCTTGGCAATTGCATGAGTGCCTTTGCCCGCAAGACAGGCAGCAAATATCTCTTTCACGACTTCTGCCTGCTCCGGCACAATGACCATCGTTCCGTTATCGTTGTCATATCCGTATGGGGGATATGCAATAATGAATGTGCCGTTCTGAAAGCGTTTCTGCACCGACCATTTGCTGTTTTCTGAAATGGACACCGATTCGCTTTCAGCAAGGCTGCTTAATATAGAAAGCATCAGTTCGCTTTCCATCGACCCTGTATTGATATTCTCTTTTTCGAAGAAAATGGAAATCCCCAGATCTGTCAGCTTTCGCACCATTTCCAGGCAGTCCGTTGTATTTCGAGCAAATCGGCTGATAGACTTGGTAATGATGAACTCTATCTTACCGTCCTCACAGTCTGCAATCATAGAAAGTAGTCCGGCACGGACATCCTTTTTCGTACCCGTGATGCCTTCGTCATAGTAAAGACCTACATACTCCCATTCGTCATTGGAACGGATGTAATTTTCATAATGGGCCTTTTGTGCCTCAAGGCTGATAAGCTGCTCATCACTGGCTGTGGATACACGGCAGTAGGCTGCAACCTTCAGCTTTTTCTTTTGAATCAGGGTTTCGTTTACCCCGATTTTTGTTATCCTTTTCATCAACTCACCTCGCTTTTTGGGTAGTGATATATTCCCGTACTATTGCGGAACTATCAAGTCATTTAGCCCATAATCTCCGCCAGAAATGGGGAGAAAGTTTTGCGATTATAAGCCGATATTTTGTGGAATTCATCCACAGAAATCATGCCGAACAGGAACATGGTTTCAAGCACCTGCTGTGCCCTGTAATAGTCAAATTCTCGCTGAAGCTCTTCCTGTGTGATTTCGTGTGCAACGGCGTTAGGTATCTTAAAATTCTCAATCTGTTTTACTTCCATTGTGATTCCTCCAGTCCGGGGAACGGTGGAAATGTTCCCTCTGCCTATATGCGAAAAGACAGGCTGAATCGAACCCCCTCAAGGCAAAAAATAATGCCCTTCAAGGAAAAATCCTCAAAGGGCATCGTGTTAGTTCGGAATCTTCAGCTTCCAACCGCTGTAAATCACATTGGAAGTCAGTCCGTTCAGCTTTTTAATTTCAGTGTATCTGCCGCCTTTACCAAGGTACTGCTTGGCAATATCCCAAAGGGTATCACCCTTGACCACCGTATGGATACGGTAATCCGGCTCGGAACTTTCATCCGCAGGATAGATGACCGTGCCGTCATTTGCAAAAACAAAAGTTCCTGGGTTCTTATCTGCCGCCGCCTTTGCATTGGAGAGAATACGGTAAGCACCCACCTGGGACTTGCTGTCCTTCCAATCCTTACGCACACGGTAATAACCAGTAGTCAGCTTTTCAGGATATGTCACCGTAGGCTCTGCAGGAGTTTCGGTTTCCTCCTCATCGGTAGTCGCCAGAAGTGCCTTGACCTCGGCACGGAAGGTATCCATGCTCTTGCCGTGCTTTGGAAACCAGTGCATCACATCGCCGTGGTTGGATGCCACGCCCTGCTTGTAACCTTCGGAGTGGCAGATGATGTTCTGTTCGGTCAAACCGTACTCCTTACAGAGGTAGGCACAAAGTTCAACGGCCTCACGGTACACCTTCTTAAAGTAGGCATAATCCGAAAGACCGTCCTCGCAGATTTCAAAACCGATATGGGTATTGTTTGCACTGCCTCCGGCGTGCCATCCACGGTGATTCCAAGGGAGAGTTTGGTATGTGGCAATCGTGCCGTCAGCCAACTTGCCGATAAAGGCATGAACGCAGACCTCTCTGCCGCCGGGATGGTAGGTGTTCCAATGATTGCCGTACTGGTTTTTACCGAGCAAACCATCATCAGGACCTACATAGCGTTTTAGGTTCGGGTTGTTTGCACCCGTGGAATGAACCATGATACCCTTAACCGTGATTTTCCTGCCTGCTTTGTAACAGGCGTTTTCCGTTAAAATAAGTTTGTGTAAATTCATGTTACTTTCCCTCACTTTCCTTATTGTCGCGGTCATGGAGCTGCTCCAAAATGTCCTTCATCTTCTCCGGAATCGGCAAACCCAAGTGGGATGCATTTTCCAACAGGCTCACGCCCTCATTTGAGATGTAGAAGAAAATAACCGCTGTTCGGAGTACACTGCCATCACCGATAACATTGGCATCCAAGATATGTGCGATGCCTATCAATGTGAAAATCAGCACTTTACGGCAGATACCCTTAAAACCAACGGAACTGGAGAGGTTCTTGTCTGAAATAGCACACATGACACCCGTGATGTAGTCCACTGCCACGAACGCCACCAGTGCATACAGAAGACCGTCAAAGCCTCCCAAGAACCAACCGAGCCAACCGCCGAGGGCGGCAAAGATGATTTGAATGGTGTTCCATAAATCCTTCATAGTAAAATCCTCGCTTTCATAATTTTTTGTATGCAAAAAGGGCACCCACCACATTGGCAGATACCCCTTAAAGCCGTTATTCAGTTTGCTTGGGCAGCCATTCCCAGACTCGCATATCCTCCTGCCCAAGGGACCACATACACATCCCTCGCAGCTTCCAGCGGTATGCCGCCTGATTCGCCCAATAGATCAGGCTGTCCACATCCTGGTAATACAGAATGGAAAAGCCGTCCGAATCACCAAGGAACAATCGTGAAATCCAAATGTTGATGTCCCTTGGGATGATTTTTGCCATGTAATCATTCCCACACACAAGTGGCATGATGTGGGAATGGTAGAACTCATAGTCCAGGGAGATGCTTTCGCTTCTGGTGGACGATTCCTCCACATCGGAAGTAAGCGTGAATACTTGAAACTCCTCATCCCATGTGCAGTTGCTTCGCTCAATCCTGCCAAAAGAAGTCTCCGTGCCGTCCGGCATCACCACATCAAATCTCTCATACGGCTCATATGTCCAGGCATCACCCAAACGGAGCAATTGGCAATTGATTTGGTTATCGGAGCGGATGCCTGCATAACCGCTGCCACTGCTGACCGTTGCCGTAAAACGTAGTGTATTGGATGCAGAGGAATAAACACGCACCTTGTTTCCACGCTTACGCATTTCAATGGTGTAAACATTAGGATTTGTACGAAGGTCTGCTTTCGATGTCTTGGAAAAGTCCGTGGCATAACTGCCTTTCAGCGTAGAACCCTCATACAGTTCGATACGCTGCGTATCATAATTAAAACAACAAAACAGTGAGCCAAGGAAAATTCCTGCCCTGCCACCGCCATTCTCCGGAAAGATAATCTGTGTCCTCAGATGAATATCGGAAAAACCGTTATAGTTCCACGCAAGCTGACCGTAACCCTCAAGCTGTGAGTATGGTCGGCTCGTATCACCGTAGGGCAAATCCTCCTGCCACACATCCCATTCCCCGGACAGAACCGTCCAGTAACTTTCGGGGATTTTCTGTTCATCACGGAAATCCTCATACCAAACCAGTGCCGAGTCAGGCTTTCTGCGTAGCATTTCCAAGGTCAGTTTAAAGCCTGTGGCGGGACCCACCATATCTCCGTTTACATCCTTGAACTTTCTCGGAGCAAGGGTATATTCCGCTTGTCCTGCAGTCGGCTCTTCGAAAAAATCGGTGCAGACGCGGAAACCATAAAACTGCACACCGTTGACACCGACCGAAATGGTCAGTGTATGCTCTCCGGCAGAAAGGCTCACACCCTTGGCAAGCGTAGTCCAGAAGGTAGTTCTCCAATACGGCCACCACAACCTATCCTCGAAAAAGTAGACAGTGCTGCCATCCAACGATGCGTAGATGCTGTTTTTATCCCAAAACGGATAGCAAAGGCGAATGGCAACATCGTAGGTGCCTGCCTCATCAATGGTAAAACTGTAGGTAGCAGAGCCTTCATCTCCGAGGGTGACCAAAGTTTCCGATACAGAAACCACGCCTTCATAGCTGTCCGGCTCTGCGTTATGGTCGATGATAATATCTCCGAACTCCGTCTTTTGCTGCTTGGCATAGGCGGTCAGATACCTTCTTCGGTTGTAGGTTTCCGACATCTGCGGATATTCCTTGTAAACAGCATCTCTGCCTTCCATGTAGTCATACACATGAGGCAATGCCCACGGTCCCATATCGTAATCATCCCAATAGGAAACAATGGGGATGAAAGGCTGCGGAGGTGCATCATCGGTAAAGTTATACAGACCCTGCATCCAATATTTTGCAGCATAATAGGTGTGGGATGTACCACGATAATACTTACCGAGGTTTTCCGGGGTATCGTATATCTGCCAGTTCCAACCATAGGCAGGCATACCAAGGAACACCTTATCGGGGTTCATTACCTTGGTGGCATAATCATAAATGCCTTCAAGCCAACTTCTTGGAGAAACGGGACCTGGTGCAGAACCCGCCCAAGCCATACCGTAACTCATGATGGATGCCGTATCACAGTATTTATCCAGATCACCATACACGCACCAGTTCTCACCGCCGACTGAACCGTTGACCGAGGTCATACCCGGAAGGCAGATGTTCATCTCCTTGGTAGGGTCATAGGCTTTGACGGTTTCATAGATGTGCTTGAACATGGCCGTAGACGCTTCATGAGTGGAATAATCATCGCCTTTTTCCAGGTCGATATCCACGCCACTGCACCACGGATACTTCTCCATGATGCGTACAAGTTCTGAGCAGAAATTATCCTGTGCACCGTTTACATTATCACGCAGAGCCTTAAAGATGGAGTTGGCACCGTCATTGGCAACAGTAAGCAGCCAACGGATGTGGGACCATTTTTCAATGTAGGTCAGCATATTGCTGATGGCAACACCGCTCTCGGTAATCGTGCCGGTCTTATCCACCTTGAAGGAAAACAGACCGATGGTGTCGATGCGGTCGCCGTAGTCGCGCAGGGCTTCATACATACGGGAATTACCCATGAAGGTCCAGACCATAATGCGTTTGCCTTTCAGCTTATCCCTCATATCGACACACCTCCATCCGTCATCTGCTGTAATTCAAAAAGAACCCTGGCTGACTTGCCGTCCTCCAAGGTAACCTTGTGCTTGGAGTCCCAAGCGGCACTGTATTGATAAAAGCCCTCTTTCAGTTCGGTCACACCGTTCTTTGTGCATTCCCGCACCGATGCAAGTAGGGCAAGGTCATCTTCCGCAGCGAGGGCATTTGGAAATACGACCCGCTGTCCACCAACACCCTGGGCAAGCTGAACCGAGCCTGCCGCCATATCGGATTTGGGGTAGATATGGATGTCCAGACCGCCGGAGGTATCACCGACATTGCAGATGATGACCGTTTCCGCAGAGCGAACCACGCCATTGAACCACACCTTGTCGCCCTCCACGAGCCGACTTTCGGTATGTGGCACATAGCCTGTTAGTGCCGGTCCCTCTTGTAGCATAAGGTCAGTAAACCAAATCGTGCCGGAGCAGTTGGTGACGGTAGGCTTCACCGTTACACTCATGACACGCATATCCTGTTTCTTGTTTATAACCTCCGCCAGACGGATGAATACAGGATTAGCCATCCAGTACCCACTTTATCTCGCAGGGATGACCTACCCATCCCGTGGCTACAGAACCGGGCTGCAGCAAGAGGTCAGTAATATAGAAAGTGCCTGTGCAGTTGGTAATGCACACACGCACCGTAATTGATTTGACCTTGGAGAAGTAGCTTTCCGGCGTGATCTTCTCCGAGGTTTTAGAAAAGTAAGCCATAGAGCACCTCCATCAATAAAGATCGATGAAACGGGACTCAATGCTGCCGTCCTCGTATTCGATGACTACCTCAATACCGACCTGGGAGTCACTGCCCAGCTTCTCCAAATCGTCAGAAGCAATCTGCGCTGACAGCGTATAACTGCCACGGTTGGAAGGATATACGGTCTGGGCAAGGCTCAATGTCATGCCTTCCACACCCACAGCCTTGAAGGAAGCCGTGCCGGATGCACCGTTTTCTCCGTCAGCCTCAAAGCCGGAACTGACCCAATAAGCAAGGCCGTCATCGGCACGGGAGTTTCGCAGATGGTTGAATGGCACCAATTCACGGATATCGTTGTTGGATACCATTCCTGTACCTTCCAATGCATCTGCAATGGTATCAATGGAACTGACCGAACTGCCGAGATTTTTCAGCGTAGTGGAAAGTTCCAATACCGTGTTCCAAGGCTCCTGCAGGTTATATTCACGGCGCACGATACGGGTGGTAACGGAAAGTCCCAAATCCTTATCTTCCACACGGACATAATCGCCAAGGTTCCAGGCTTCATGCTCATAGCCCGTCAGAACGGACAAGTCCATCGCATTCAGCACATAGGAAACGGAAGGCTTGCAGTATTCCGCAAGGCGCATGGCCGTGTACTCCTTCATCTGATATGGGTTGGTAAAAGAAGAACAATCCAGAGTGGTAATACGCACTTCCTTGGAATAGGTAAAATCCTCAAGGTAAGGCTTGCCACCGTTGATGTCAGCAAATGTCATGCCGTTGGCACCAACCGCATAAAGCCTTGTTACAAGGGAGCGGGTGTCCACCACACGCTCGATGCTTTTCATGTTCTTCTTGTAGGCAAACAAGGCACCGCTGTCTTTGCCATTTAGCGTCAGCAGATGCACCAGTCGGTTCGGACAGTCAAAAACGAGGTCACCACCGTGAAGGTTGGCAACGCTGCGGAGGATGGACAGAGCGTTCTTTTCTGTGGAAGTCCATGTTCGCTTGGTGGTAACATTGACCGTTCCCACGCTCCACTCGGTATCGGCAAGGGCATACGCCATCGCTACATCCGCAGTTTCCGCATCAAATTTCTTTTCTTCCTTACGGACGGAGAAGGTCAAATCGTAAAACTCTGCCTCGGCATAAATCTGCGTGACGGTGTTTCCGGTACTGTCCTTCACATCGGTAACGGTACGGATTTTATACACATCATCCACAATCTGGATTTTCTTTTCGTTTTCCAGGTACTTTCGTTTGCTGTCACGGAACGGAATAGAAAAAGTCAGCGTATCCTCACCATTGATTTCGCCTGTAACGATGATATCGTAGGCATTCTCCAAAATGGCCTCCCACGCACCGTTATCATCAAGCACCACAGGACGGGCATAGCCGATTTTCTCATAAGGAGCCTTCGGAATGTCATAAAGGCGGATATCTATGAGTTTCGGTGTTTTGCTTGTATCCGTAGTGGTCAGCGTGACCTTAAAACGGATATAGTTTCTGTTCGGAGATTGCAGCTTGCCGTCCGTTCCGACAGCAACCCAATCACTCCAATCGGTAAGGTCATCACTGGTGGAGGTTTCCACCGATGCCACTGCCGTTGTGCCTGCCACATACTCACTTGTATAGGACACCTTGCCCGTACCGGAGAGATTACACTCTGCCGCCTTGGTATAAAGAACACCGCTTTCCGGATAGACACCATCCGTTGCTTTCAGCGTTACACCGCTTGCATCGGTAAGAGCATCCACATCAGCGGAACTGTCAGCACCGTTACAGAGAATGGTGGCATTGAAATAGTCCACCAAATCATCTGCCGTAAGTTGTGAATCGCAATCTAAAAACCAATCGTCAAAGCCTCCTGCATAATAATAGCTTGTGGCGTGCATACCGATAACCAGATCCGCCGTGCAGGATGCATTCAATGTTCCAGTAAAGGTCAGAGCATCCGACTTCCACACTTCTCCTGTGGAACGGTCGCCTACCACATAGGTGAACTGCTTGTTATTCGGTTCAATGACTCCTGCGATAAAATACCAACCGCCATTCTTCAGCGTGAAGGATGGGGTCACGGTCTTATCGAGGATAAGACTGCCAGAAGAATTATAAAGCATAATTCTCGGCTTGCCGGAATACAGAGACAGATAAAAAATAGGCTGCCCTGGACCGTAACGGGTATTAAATATCGGACAGAAGGTATTACCGACAGAATAAGTGGTAGGACACATCCAACCACCCACGATGATACGCTCACCGAGGTTAGCAAAGATGCTGCCGTCATTGGTCACCTGCAGGTGAGTCTTTTCAGATGTCGGATTATTGATATTAAAACGAATCTGTCTGCCCTTCGGACTTTTACTTAAGTTTGCCGTTGTACCACTCCAATTGACGATGGTAAAGTTTCTGCCATTAACGGAGGAATCGGCAAGAGCCGTATCTTCATCCGGTGCAGACTCGTTAAAACGCCACAGACCGGAGGCGGCATACTCCGCAGGAAATTCTCCTGTAAAATCTGTCTGCTTATTCAGTATCATTTTCAGAGCCATGCCGTCACCTCCATCTGTTCTTAGCCTCGATTTGTAATTCCGTCAGTGTGGCGTTGCTTATCTCCACGGTGACGGTGTTATCTCCAACAACAAGGGTCGGAAAGTTCAGTTCCTGTAAATACGGCAGACCGTTTCGGAGTGTCTCGCCGTTTTCATCCACCACATAGGCAGTCATTTTATCCGTATCCACAACCAGGGTTTCTCCTTCAGAGAGGGTTGCGTTTACGATTTTCAGTTCCGAGCCGTTTGTGGTAATGCTGATATAATTGCTTGCCCCAGCGGTTACCACACCGCTGATACGGTATATAGGCAACGACTCAATATTGCCGATTGCACGGGTCACGGTGTGAGAGCCTTCCTCCGTGATGAAGAAGGTTTCATCCGTGATGGCATAACCGAAAGGGTCTGGGCAGAAAAACTTCAAATCAAAAGAACCTGCCGAGCACACAAGCCTTTCACAGTCCACCGCATCATTAAGCCTTGCCATAAAATATCTGTCCGGCACATCGTCAAAAATAAGCTGGCGTAACCCCTGCACAGGGTCAAGCCACGCTGCAATATCGTCCAGGGCAGATACCAATGCCGTAAAGTTGTGTTTCGGATAAATGTTGCAGTGGACAGTGATTTCACGATAATCGAAGTCAGCACCGAAGTCTGCAACACCGTATTTACCCGGCACGGTGGTGGTAAAATTACGCATCTTACCACACACCTGCCATGAAGTCAGGCGGGCTTTGATGCCCATGCTGCCCGACGTAATGTCATTAAAAATAAAACCCATAGGTCAAAACCCTCCTTTATGCTGTAGTGAAGTGTCCCTGTGCACGGGAGCCACTCTGAATCAAGTTGTAAAGTTCTTGGGAAATCTTGCGGATATCCTCTTCGCTTCGGACAATCATCTGCTGAATGGTGATAAGGGCACCGCCACCGAATCCTGCACCGGATACCGTATCATTACGGTTGACCGTACCATTCACACTAAAGTCCGTAGGAAGTGCCGTGGTCATATCATCGGCAAGGCTGTGCATCACATCGTTGATGTCCTTGCTCATACCTTCAGCTGCAGCAACCGCATCTTTACCATTGGTATTGATGGAGCCTGCCAGACCTTCCACAAGCATTTCACCAATCCACGCCATCTCATCCGAAGGCGAGTGAATACCGAAGAAGTCACAGATGCCATCCCAGATGGAAGAAATCCAACCGGACACCTTATCCCAAAGCCATCCGGCAAGGGACTGGATACCCTGCCACAGACCCTTTACAAGGTTTGCACCGACACTGGCAAGCTGAGATACACCTTTTCCGAACGCCGATACCAAACCGGACAGAATCTGCGGCACGGCTTTTACGATTTCCACTATGATGGTCGGCAGGTTTTTTATTAAGGAAACAAAGAGCGTCACACCTGCCTGTACGATTTGCGGTATGCTGTTTATAAGGGCATTTACCACAGAACCGATGATTTCCGGGATTGCAGCCACAATGGTTGTGATGATTTCCGGCAGTGCCTGGATAAGTGCAACCAAAAGGTCAATACCCGCCTGGATAATCTGAGGGATAGAGCCAAGCACGGCAGTGATGATGCCCTCAATAATCTGCGGGATTGCCTCCACAATTGCCACAATGATTTCCGGCAACGCAGATACCAAAGAGGTCAAAAGCTGAATGCCTGCATCGATAATCTGCGGAATCGCACCGATGACAAATTCCACGATGGCAAGGATAATGGAAGGCAGAGCCTCAATCAGCACGGGAATTGCATCAAGCAGTCCCTGTGCCAATCCCATAATCAACTGCAATGCTGCGTCCAAAATCATCGGCAGGCTGTCAATCAGACTCTGCACAATGGTAATGACCGCCTGTACTGCTGTGGGAATCAGCGTAGGAAGTGCCTCGCCGATTCCCTGCACCAAAGACATCACTATCTGAATGGCCACATCAATCAGCAACGGCAGATTTTCAATCAGCGTGTTTACGATGGTCATCAGTGCATCGATTACCACGGGGATAAGTTCCGGCAGCATGGTAAGTATGGTATTCAGCACCTGCGAAAACAGGTCAACCACGGTATCCAAAAGTGTCGGAAGAAGTTCTCCCACCGTTGCAAGCAGGGCGTTCAGAGCCGTAGGCAGTGCTGCTATGATGTTTTCAATCACGGGAGTGATGTTGGTCAGCACATCCTGGAACGCATCCACCACATTGTTGCAGAGCATTTCAATGTCTGCATCAGCATTACCGAAACCTACGATAAGGTTATCGATGGCGGCCTTCATGGAGTTCAAAGAACCCTCAATGGTGTGTTCCGCCTCTGCTGCCGTTGCACCCGCCACACCCATGCTCTCTTGAATCACATGGATGGCAGAAACCACATCTGCATAAGAACTGATGTCATACTCAATGCCGGAAATCGCCTGTGCATCGGCAAGCAGACGCTCCATTTCGGTCTTGGTGCCGCCGTAGCCGAGTTTCAAGTTGTCCAGCATCGTATAGTTCTGCTTGGCAAATCCCTGGTATGCGTTCTGGATGAGTCCGATATCCGTACCCATCTTATTGGCATTATCCGCCATATCGGTAATGGCCATATCCGCATACTTTACTGCCGCCTCGGTATCTCCTCCAAGGGAAGAAATAAGGGAGGCAGAAAAAGATGTGACCGTGGACATATAGTCGTTTGCCGACATACCCGCCGTCTTATAGGCGTTGTTTGCATATTCCTGCAACGCAGCAGAGGAATCCTTAAACAGCGTATCGACACCGCCGACCAACTGCTCATATTCTGCGTAGGATTCCACCACTGCTTTTCCAAGGGAAACTGCGGCGGCAGCGGCAGCCGTGACCACCGCTCCCATTGCCACACCAACACCTTTTAGAACAGAACCGAGGCTTTCAAATTTACCCTTGTTCTTTTCAGCGGAATCTCCTGCATCGTCCAGTTCCTCACTCATATCGTCGGCACTGTCAACAACATCATCCATTTCACGCTCGGCATCATCAAGTGCAGCATTGTTGCGGTCAAGTTCACGCTCCATATCGTTGAGCGCCGCCGTAGCATTGTTAAGCTGAATCTGCCACTGCTGAGTCCTTCGGTCGTTTTCTCCGAAAGACTCAGAGGCATTGGCAAGGGCAGAACGAAGGGTTTCGATTTTCTGCTTCTGTGCCTCGATTTCCTTATTCAGCACCTGGTTTCTTGCCGTGAGTGCTTCCACGGAACTGTCGTTTTTATCGAATTGTGACTGCACCACTTTCATTTCCGAGCCAAGAACCTTGAAGGACTGATTGATTTCGGACAATGCCTTCTTGAATTCTTTTTCGCCCTCAAGACCGATTTTTAAGCCAAAATCATCTGCCACTTAAACCACCTCCTTCATCAGATTCCGGCAGGAATAATGTCATCAATGAAATATTCCCTTACAGGCTTCGCAAGCCCGTTATACTGTTTGTGGCACTCCCACAAATCCAGGAGCAAACCAAACGGCATCAGCCACACCTCATCCTGCGTCAGATTTAGGTGGGCGATGCCGTAATATAAAAGTCGAGTAAATAACTCTTCGTCACTTACTCGACCGCCACGTTTTTTGAGTCAGCCTCACTGACCACATTTCGCTTGGTGCCCTTATACAAAGCCTCGGTAATGGCAGACTTGTAATCAGCCAGATCCAAAGGTGTGGTCAGAAGTTCCACCATCTCCTCTGTAAGGACATCCTTTTTGTTTTCCTTGTTCTTCAGATTGTGGACAAGGATGGACTGATTGGCAAGCAAGGTAATCAGCCATACGATTTCACCAATAGCCATCTCGAAGTTTTCGGATTTCATCAGCTTATCGCCAAGGTTCTCAAGACCGCCGTAGCGTCCTGCGATTTCCTTTGTTGCCTTGGTAGTAAGGAGCAAAGTATACTCGTCACCACCAATATTGATAATTGCCGTGCGTTCTTTATCCATGTGTCAAACCCTCCTTATTCAGCCTGTTCCGTAGTATAGGAAGGTTCATATACTTCCTGATACCAGTTGGTGATAATATCTGCTGCAACAGCAGAATCGCCCTCAGTCACTTCTGCCTTCCAAGGATGCTTATTCTGACCGTCCACTTTGTTACGGCGTAAGATAGTACCCTCGATGGTCGGAGTAGAGAAAGTAATGCTGTCACCCTTGGTAGCAAGATTTGTGGCAGGGATACCGAATTTCACACGGTAGAGCCAGTAATACTTGTACTTGCCGTTGGATTTCTTCGCACGGAAACCTACGGCAACAGGGTCACCGCCATCTTCACTTGTGGACACCACAACGCCATTGGCATCGATGGTTGCTCCGGTAAGGTCGGATGCCACGGCAGCACCGATATCATCCACGCCAAGGGAAAGTGTACCGTTTTTGAATTCCTTTACAATTTCCGATGCACCGTCATCGGCATAAAGGGTTGCCTCCGCAAGCTCCACGGAGAGGTCGGCGGTCATCGCCTTTGCCAACTGTACCGGAGAATCATAGGTTTCATTGCTGTTTTCATCTTCGGTGATTTTGGCATAATACAGTTTGTCAAGACCAATAGTAGCCATTGATTATTCCTCCATTTCATAATGTTTTGCCACATCCACGTTGTAATGGAAGTAGCCTGTTTCTGTTTCATAACCGATGTATCTTCGGTCAGTTATGGTAAAATCCGCACCAAGCAAGGCACGGATGATTGTATTTTTCTCTTTGGTATAACTGCCTTTGGCATACAGGGAAATTCGTGCCTCCTGGACATCACATCTGGGAGTGTTGTCTGCATGAAGTTCAAAGCTGTCTGCCATAGGCACTACCACGATATATTTATCCGGCGCCTCGTCATGGAACACTCCTGTTTCCAAAGGAATGCCCAAAGGCTCCAGAGCCGTATTGATATCTGAAAGTACACTCACAGCTTTCTGACCTCCTCTTCAAATTTATCCTGCATGGCACTGATACAGGCAGCACGGGATGCCGTTTTTGCAGGTTTCATAAAAGGTTTGGCAGGCTGACCGTGTTTGCCGTATTCGATGATGTTGGCCAGTTTCGCATTGCTGACACCATCCCTGCGGGGTTCTGCAAAGCCAACCTTGATGTTGTGGTTGCCGTTTTTGTCCATCTTCACAGAGGACAGACCAAGCGCCGACTCTAATTCTCCTGTGGATCGGGATTCGTACTTTGTACCATTACCCACCACAGAGGACAGGTTGCTCTGTGCCTTGGCAAGAACTATCTCGCCTCCGGCTTCCAGTACCTTTTCGGCAACGGGGTCAAAATCAGAACCGAGCCTTGAGATACGCTGCAAAAACTCTTCCGGCATTTTGATATCCACTTTAGCCACTTGTTGCCACCACCTTTTTCGCAAGCACCTCCGTATACATTCCACGCCCTTTTACATCCTCCACGGATGTGATTTCAAACCTGCCATCCTCACACACCAAAATGTGGTCGGTTGTTACGGTAAGACCGGGAATGCAGCGAAAGCGGAACAGGTCAGTCGCCTCGGAGAATGCAGCGAGGTTTGCCCATCTTTCACTTCCGTGGCGTCCTTCTCTGTACACACGGACAGAGGCGAGGATTTCATCCGCCGTTGTGGAGAAACCCTCGCTGTCCTTGATGCGTTTTGTAATGACGATATCAGCAAAGCCGTTCATTTTTCCGAAACTCAT